CGCTTTAATCTCTCTCCCCCGGTGGTCGATGGGTCGATCGAAACAGAGACCGAACAAAGGTCCGAGCCGGCGAAGCTAAAACAGAACAAGTGTACGCTATGAGTTCCCGCAAACCTCAGGGCTCGTTATTCCCGGTTAAACGGGAGCCGGTCGGTATGGCAGAGAAAGCAGCGCAGAAGGATCTACGGGAGCTCCGAGCGTTAGACATGCTCACGACCGGGACAGAGGCGCTACAGGTCGCTTACAAGCGCTCTGCGCGTCTTGTGGACCGTGCGGAGCGTGCTGCGGATACATGGGCGGCGACTGCTGCGATGAGAGAGCTTAGAGCGATACGCCTCGAGCTGGCTCCGTTAGCCTCTCCGCTCGCTGGCGACGGTCTGACCGATCTACTTGAGTCGATTACTGATATCGTCACCGCGGACCGGGAGGAACGAGCGAGCTAAACGGACCGTGCAAGGCGCGACGACATTAATAACTAGATTCTGCTCATTGTGGGCGATCCCGTTAAAAACCTGAGACCCTTAGCAAGACGAATAAGGGGACTCACGACCGACCGTCCGGTCTGTGCTGCTGCTTCCCGTTTAACACGGAGAGTGACCAGGGACCCGGCGCTAGTGTCTCAAGCAGCACAGAGCTTGACGATGGCGTGCCGTTACGAATTAGCGGAGGGGATCCAGTGAAAGCGAGAGCGATTAACTGTGGAACCGAGACAGATACCTAGCGAGCGAAACGCTCAGAGCCAAGAGCTCGAGAACTGTTCCAAAAAGGGACGGGACCCGGTGATCTCATCAAAGAGATAACTCGGTCCTACCTCAGGAACAGGGTTAGGCGCTGTCCGGAATTAGGAACGATGAAACTCCGCTTACACATTGAAACAGAGAAACAGAGTCCGCACGATAAACGCGCGCCGGTCTTGTGGATCGCGGTGACGTTGCTGTCCCTCGTCGGGTCGCTGCTGCTGCTCGTCGTGGAGTCGCGGTGAGACCGGCGCGGTATCGTTCCGGCTCTATGACTTACAGAGACAAGAAACATGACGAACCCGTAACGCTCGAGGATCTTGAGGCGCTATCGGAGCCCGGTTATGAGTTCACTGATGACGAGGACGAGCACGAATGAAACTCACGAACCTTAAAGCAGTGTTAGACGCTGGAGGCGTTTCTACCGTCGAGGTTGACGGATGGCAGACCAGGGGACGCAGCACGGACGGAGGAGAATACAAGACCGGCCGTCCCGATCATGTCGTCGTGCATCATACGGCAGGCAGTACCGGCGCGAGCAGTAGCAGCGAGGTCCGGTACATGGTCTCTACGTCCGACGTCGCTCCCGTCGCCAACCTCTACGTTTCCAGAACGGGAGAGTGTTGGATCATGGCCGCGGGCAGCTCGAATACCAACGGGAAAGGCTCCGCTCCGTGGGCTAACGGACTCGTCAAGAACGACGATATGAACCGACACTCTATTGGTATCGAGTGTGGCTCTAACGGTCTCGGGGAGCCCTACACGGAGGCGGCGCAGGAATGTCTGACGCTGACGATTCTGGCGCTTATGGACGCTTACAGCATCCCGCTCGAGCATGTTCGCTCCCACGCGGAATGGAGCCCCGGCCGTAAAATCGATCCAGCGGGTCCGGCGAAGTGGCAACCGTCCGGAGGTACGTGGGATATGGACAATTTCCGCGGCTATCTGTGGACACGGTTAGGCGACGACACTGCTCCAGACCCAGCGCCTCCGTCCGATGACGTCATCTACGCAGAGCAGGGAGATTCAGCATGGTCTCTGATGAGGCGTTGCGGGCTAGATCCGGCAGCGATAGGCGCTAAAGGCCGGGACGAGTGGTACGCGCTTAACTACCGCGTCTATCCAGGGACAGAGATTAAACGACCCTAAAGCGTGAGCGGTAACGGTTGGAGTGTGGGCTCTCACCGTTACCGCTCTCGCTAGGTATCTGTTCCCGTTCACGCGTCCGCATGAAGTACCGAACAACATCGCGCGGAACGAGAACAGATCCGTAGAGACCATACCAGTAGGGTCTCAGCGTGTCCGCAGTACCGACGTTCCAGACTTTACGATCCGACCGACCGACTCGAGGTCCTAATATCGAGGCGTCGTCGCTGCTTATCGGTCGCGTCCCTTTCATGGACCACCAACGTTTGATAGCAGACGTCGCTAACGAGGTAGACCCGGCGACCGGACTGCTTTGGTACGACACCGTGGTCGTAGTTATGCCAAGACAGCAGGGAAAGACGACGCTGCTCGAGCCGTCCCTCGTCGCTGCTGCTCTACGACGTCCCGACGTTGACGTCGTTTACACTGCACAAGACCGGCAAATGTCCAAGCGGCGACTCATTGACGAACTAGCAGACAAGCGGTTAGCGCGACGTCCGGAACTGTCGGGACAATTCAAGGTGAGGCGCTCTAACGGCTCGGAGTCGATCCGCTGGGGCAACGGTAGCCAGATTACGACCGTCGCAAATACAGATCAGGCGGGACACGGTTTAACGCTCGACCTCGCGGTCCTTGACGAAGCATTCTCGCACGACGACCTAACCGTCGTTACAGCGTTAGAACCGACGACCGTGACGCGCCCAGATCCGCAGGTGTGGATCGTTTCGACGGTTGGCGACGGTACGGACGGACTGCTCCAGCATTTCCAAGAGATAGGACAGCAGTCTTTAACGGACCCGGCTACCCGCGTCGCCTATTTTGAATGGTCAGCGACCGACGACGACGACCGGGACGACCCTGCGGTATGGGCTCGCGTTATGCCTGCGTTAGGGACCACGATCGACGCGGAACGTATCCGGTCGAGGCGCGCTAATCTCACTCCGGAAGTGTTCGATAGGTCGTATCTGTGTCGTCGTCCGTCGTTCGAGGATCTCGCGAAACTACCTCCGGACGCGTGGGAGGACTGTCGCGCGACGAGCGAACTAGCTCCAGGCGCTCCGTATGTCATGGCGTTAAGTGTGTCGCTGGATCGCGGTTCGGTGTCGGTCGCTGTCGCTGGACCCGTACAGGGAAGAACTGGCGTCGTCGTGGACATTCTGACCGGCTCCAGCTCGACCGTCGCGTCCGAGATTGTTGATATCTATCACTCGCTAGGGCAAGGCGCGCCGGTAGTAGCGGACCGTCGAGCCGGAGCGGGAGCTCTCATCGACGCGCTGTCGCTGCTCGGTCTCCCGGTCGAAGAGCTCGGAACCGCGCAGCTTGTCACGAATACCGGCACGTTTTACGACGCTCTCGTCGAGCGGGAACTATTCCACGATTCACAGCAACGCCTCGACGCTGCTGCTGCTGGAGCGGTGTCGCGTCCGCTCGGTGAGGCGTGGGCATGGGACGCGCGACGGTCTCCCGGCGATATCGCTCCGCTTATCGCAGCAACTAACGCGGTCGGCTCTCATCGTTCACGGTTCGGACTGTTCCCGGTGCTCTCGTCGATCCGGTGAGACCATATTGCTATGTTTCGCTCCGATGAGATTCAGGCGCGCAAACAAGATAACGGAGCAGCTCGACACGTTCGCACGTTCGCAGCTCGACGTTAACGCTCTCGTTGCTGCTGTCGCGTCCCGTCGCCTAGACGGTCTCCCGGTCGATCCGCGCTCGCTACCTATCTGTGTCGGCGCGGCAACGCTCCACGCGGACACTCTGTCGGTAATGCCAGCTCGCTCGTCTGCTGGAATGATGACGCCTCGAGTCGCGATGCTGCTCGAGTCTCCCGACCCTACGACCGATTACCGCTCGTTTATCGCGCAGTGTGTCGGGTCAATGTTTTGGGACGGTTACGCTCCGCTATTGCTTGACCGTCCCGCTCCGCTTACTAGCTCGGTCCGGTTGCTGTCCGCGTCCGCTACTCATTACGACGCGACAGATAACGTGTGGCGGCACAACGGGGACCCGATCTCTCCGGAGCTTATTTACTCCGTGAACCTGATCGAGGACACGTCCGAGGGAGTGCCGGGAACGAGTCCGCTCCGTCGCTGCTGGCAGGCTCTCAGCACCTACGGTTACGCGTACCGTTACTTGCATGATTATTTCGCACAAGGCGGTAACCCGTCGTCGATTCTGCGGACTAATCATCCGGTAAACGGAGAGCGCGCTAACGAATTGGTCGATGAGTGGATTACGGCTCGCGCACAACGACGACCCGCGGTTATGGACCCGACGATAACGCTCGAGGTTCCGGCGAGCTCCGGAGAGCTCCAGGCAACGCTGTCGGTTCTCGATTACGCGGCGTCCGAGGTTGGGAGACTGTTAAACGTTCCTCCGTCGCTGCTTAACGCTCCGTCGCTCGGTTCAGCGATGAGCTATGCCAATACTGCGGACGAATCGCGGAGGTGGATCGCGCTGTCCCTTAACCCGTCGTGGATGAGTCGCCTCGAGTCAATGTTTAGGACGTTGACCGGAGACCCGACGATTCAGCTCGACCCGTCCCCGTTGCTCGAGCTTTACTCCGAGACAGCGACAGCGCAGAAAGGTCTCACGAATAATGAGCGATGAACGCGAGGCGTTTACCCGGTCGGTTTCGACGAGCGAGGTAGCTCCGGAAACGTCAACAGACGGACGGACGGTAACGGTCCGGCTCGTTCCGTGGAATACGGTCCAAGAAGTCAGCGACGGACGCGGACGCTACACAGAAACGTTTGCTCGAGGCGGTCTCCGTGGTCCGTCCGGTCCTATTCCGGTCTATGTTGAACGCGAGCATGACGGACCCGTTGTCGGAGTGCTGGAGGACGAGCTCGAGGACCGGGAGGACGGTCTCTACGGTCGTATCCGGCTCTCCAGGTCGTCCGGAGGAACGGATACCCTCGCAGATATCGAGGAGCGTATCCTCCGCTACGTTTCCGTCGATTTCTATGACTCTCCAGTACCGACCGGCGCGGACCATGTTGTCCGGTCGTCGGCAGTATTGCGGAGAGTCGCGTTCACACTGCTACCGCAACACGACGCGCCGGTCCTCTCGGTTCGTTCCATTCCAGAAACAGAAGAAAAGGATATCCCTCCCATGTCAGAGATTCAGGAAACCGCAGAGACCGTGGAAACGGTCGAAGAGCTCGAGCCGGTCGTATCGACTCGCAGCGTCCCGACGATCCGTCCGACTGCTCCCGTCGAGGCTCCGGCCGGTCCACGGTTCGATTCGTTCGGTCATTTCGTCCGCGCTGTCGCTCTCGGTCAGGTAGAGACCGACGAGCGCGACACGTTCCAGCGGGCTCTAGCGGATATCACGTCGGTTCAGACTCCCGGTCTGCTCCGTGAGGGTTGGATTAACGACGTTATCGACCTGGGTCGTACCCTCGCTCCGACCGTCAATAATTGGCGCTCGCGTCCGCTCCCGTCGTCGGACTGGACAGTCTCGCAACCGATCGTCGAGACTCGTCCGACCGTCGCGAAGCAGACAGCAGAAAAGACCGATATCGAGTCAACCGCGGCAACGATCGCGGTTCAGCAGTGGAGTATCGATACCTACGCTGGCGGTAACGATATTTCGATTCAGGCGTTGACGCGTGGTACTCCGGATCTGCTCGACGAGCTGATGCGGCTCTACCGTCGCGAGCTTGCTCACACAGTTAACGCTGCTGCTGTCGCGTCGTTGAACGCTGCTGCTGCTGTCGGAGTGTCCGGTAACGCGGCTCTCGTTTACACTGACGCTGCCGGGTTCGACGGTCTCGTTATCGAGGCGTCCGCTACGTTCCTCGCAGCGATGCGACGTCCCGCCGACGTCATGGCTCTGAGCGTGGAACTCTGGCAGGATCTCGCTACCGCGAAAGACACGACCGGCCGTCCGCTGTATCCGACCGTTTCCCCGATGAACGCCTCCGGCACAATGTCCGGAAAGTCGATCGAGGGACAGATCGTTTCCATTCCTTGGTATGTGGAGCCCGATCTCGGGTCCGGCGTTAAAGCGGTTATCGGTGTCTCTGACGCGTTCCTATCGCAGCTCGGCCCAGTCCAGACAATGAGCGTGGACGTCCCGTCGAAGCTCGGTCGTGACGTTGCTATCTATCAAGAAGCAACGTTCGGCGCGACTGACGCGTCCGGTCTGATCCAGGTCGCCTCGAGCTGATGGCAGCGAAGAAGAAAGCAGCGAGCAAAGCTGCTCCAGTCCAGACCGAACAGGTGTCCAAGCCGGCAAAGCCGGCAACGGACAGACGTTCGGTGCCGGTCTGGGAAGGTGGCGAGACCCGCTCGCAGTACCTGGCGCGGCGTCACCAGTACGCGCTCGACAATAATATCGAGCTGTCGTAATGTCTGTCCCGGCCGTGTTGCCTGCTGATGTTGCTTCCTGGGGACGGTTTCCCGTCCCGGTCGAGCCGGTTGAGCTTGACCTATTGGACACAACGATTAGCGCCTCCCTCGAGCAGCTCGGTCGGGACTTTCACCTCGACGACCCGTTAACGCCGGGACAGCGGACCGCGGTAATTATGCAGGCGGCTCGGATCTGGGCTCGTCGGAACACTCCGGAGGGTCGCGCGTCGTTCGGTGGAGATATCGCGGTCTCTGTCGTGTCGTTTGACGCGGGAGTGTACGAACTACTACAACCACGGTTCGGTATCGCGTGAGGTTCCAGGCAGTACGCGCAGAACTCGCGCATCTCTACCGGGTCGCGTTCCCGTCATGGTCGGTGTACGACTACGTTCCAGGGTCCGCGAACTTACAGAGTATCGTTATCGGTCTACCGGACTCGTTGACGCCTAACGTGACAGGCTCGTTCTGGCGCATGATCGTCCCGGTTTACGTTGTGACCGGCTCCGCAGATCCAGAGGCGCAAGAGACAGCGTTACTCTCCGCTATTCCGGAGATAGTCGCGGCAGTTGACGGGACGAGAGGCGCGTCGTTCGCGTCTGCTCACTCGACAGAGGTCCGCGAGTTCTTCGATATCCAGCTCGGTCAATCGACCGCGCTGTCCTGCTCGATCATGGTCGAGCTTATGGTCCCCGTTCCACATTAGAAAGCAGTAAACATCATGTCATTCGCTCCGCTTATTCTCCGCGGCAACCTACAAATCGACGGCGCGGACGTGTCCGCACAAGTAACGGAGTTTAAGTTCTCCGGTGAACGAGCCCAGATCGACATACCTGGGACGTTTGATACTCGACCGTCGTTCGCTGGCGGCTATGACACCTACAACGTCGAGATTAGTTATCTCGCGGACACTGACGCGACAGCACTCACCCAGGTATTCTGGGCGGCTCTCGCTGCGGACCCTGGCACGATTACCGTGTCCGGAACGTTCCGCGGTGGCGACGTGTCCGAAACTAACCCAATGTGGACAGCAACCGCTCAGGTCCTCATGTCGTCGCTCGGTGGCGAAGTGAACAC